GAACTAGCCAGTTTGGCTCGCAGTCTTGCAGAAAACCCAGCCACACGCAAAGATTTTTTGCGTATGACAAAGAAAGTAAAACCAGATTTACCAATCCCTGAATTGGAAATTGAAGAGCAAACCAATTCTGTCGTGTCACAAATGCGACAAGAAAATGAGCAAATCAGAGCCAAGTTACGGGAAAAAGAAGCACTGGACGATTTGGAAAAAAGACGTAGTTCTTTGATGAAAAAGGGTTTAGCGCAGTCTGATGAAGATATTGCTGAGATTGAAAAAGTGATGCTAGAAAAAGGCATCCCTAATCATGAAACAGCAGCGGAGTATTGGAAGTGGATGCAACAAGCAGCTACTCCAACTCCAACTGGTTACAATCCCAACGTGATGAAAAACAATAACTGGGATTTAAGTAAATTTGCTAAAAACCCTGTAAGCGCAGCTAGGGATGCAGCAAGTGAAGCATTAGCAGAACTTAGGAAGAATCGTCCTATTGGGTTCTGAGTAGTTTTAGGGGGTGGGTGCCGAGATAGCATCAAGGCAATTTGATAGTTTTTTAAGGAGAGCATTATGGCTATTGGTGGTGGAATCCTACCAGCAGCTGGTACCTCGCAGTATACCGAGTTAACCTACGTTACAAGACGTGCGTTTATTCCTAAACTGGTCGTCCAGCTTTACAACAGCACTCCCCTCATGGCAGCCTTGATTGCTAACAGTCAACAAGCTACGGGTGGTGTGTCCCAAGTAACCGTTCCCGTTCAGGGTTCACAATTCGTTAATGCACAGTGGTCTGATTACTCTGGTTCTTTCAACCAGCCTTCAGTACAGCAAGGTGCATATAACGCTGAATTTAACCTCAAGTTGATGATTGCCCCTGTACCGTTTCTCGGTATGGAAGGTGCAGTACAGCAAGACCACGCAATTATTCCATTGATTGAAGCTCGTATGAACGATGCTACAAACGTTATGATGGATGCGATGGCAACTGCGTTGTACAACAACACAACCAATCAGCAACAATTTATCGGCTTGCCAGCAGCTGTGGATGATGGTTCTACTGTAGCTACCTACGGTAACATTAACCGTCAGACCTACACATGGTGGCAGTCTAAGGTTTACAACGCTGGTAACGTCAACCCAACCCGTCAAAACATTCTTCAGTACATTTCTGGTACTGTTAAGAAAGGCGCTGAAGTTCCAACTTTCGGCGTTTGCGGTTTTGGTACTTGGACCTTATTGGCACAAGATTATGTCGGTCAAGAGCAATACGTTATCACTCCAGGTAATGGATTTGATTCTGATTCCAACGGTCCTCAAGCAGCTTTCCGTGCATTGATGGTCGCTGGTGTTCCAATCTATCCAGACCCATATTGCCCAGAAGGTACTGTTTACTTCCTGAACTCTAACTACCTCAGTCTGTATATCCATGACCAAGGTTCTTTCGTGTTCACAGGATTTGAAAGCACATTACCTAACTGGCAGATTGGTTATGTTGGCGCTGTCTTGATGATTGCCGAATTGGTAAGCACCAAGCCTAAGTCAATGACCAAAGTGACTAACTACAACTCTTTGAATATCTAAGGAGATAGAATATGTCACTCGCACTAAATAAAATCATTCTTGCTAATGCCGTTGCGAATACACCTGGTGCGTATTTTCAATTTGCAAACATCACAGCAACAACTTCAGGCGCTAACACAACTGTTAACGTAATCCCTGCTGGCACATATTTGTTCCCAAGCACGGCTAACGTTACCATCAACGTTACAACTGGTGTTACAAACAACGCTGTTTCCGCAGTGTCACCTTTGTACCCAGCTAACTCTGGTGGTGTTGTTATTTCTGATGGCGTAAACGTATTTGCTAACGCAACTACCAACACTACAGTTACTGTATTGGTTGTTGACGGTGGTCAGAACGTTTCTGGCACTTATAACGCAAGTTAAGGAGTAATAAATGGCTAATCCTGATTCAGTCTCACAGTTTTACCTAGACTCGTTTGGGAATGGTCGTATTGGTGTTGTCCAAGCTACTGCTTTAAATACGGCTGGTAATGCAGTAATTACCATCCCTCTTTTAAGCGGTGGCTTGACTAATGCTGGCGCAGCACTTGGTTCTGGAAGCGTAATTGTTCGCAGAGTAACTGTAAACAATCCTTCTGGTTCTGTAGCTTCTGCAAATATCTCAATTAGCACTACAAATGATGGTGCAAACGCCGTTGTTTCAACGACTAATTTAGGTAATTTGACTGCAACAGGTAAGTACCAAGACTTAACTATTGCTTCGCCTTATAGCACCACTACTGCTGTTACTGGGTATACAACCCAAGCGTTATATGTCAACGTTTCAGCAGCAAGCGGTAACAATAACACTGTTACCATTGCCGTTTACGGTGACGTTGTAGCGTTCTAATGACAAGTTTGTATGTAACAAACCATGGTGATACCATCCTGACAGATAGTTGGGATGGTAAGCCTTATGTAATAGAGCCGGGTAAAACCGTAGAGGTTCCGGTGCATTTTGCAGTAAATGTCTTAGGACATGAAGCGCTTAATAAGGCGCCCTATTTAGCTCGTTTAGGGTGGGCAGCTACGCTGAACGACATACCAGAAGGATTGGAAAAGCTGAGTAAGTTTGAAATAACTACTGAGCCTCCAAAAGTAAAGAACCATTCGTTACCCCCGGTGGTGGAGAGAGTACCCTTGCCGACTGCAAAGAAGGCAGGGGGAAAAGTCCTTAAAGCCGCTTAATTATGGATAAAACATGGCGCAAGCAACGCTCCAAACTTACATTACTGAATGTCAGAGACTATTGCATGACGCCAATGGGGTATTTTACTCGACCCAAGAATTAACCGATTACATCAACGATGCACGGGAAAGAACGGCTAGGGACACTGGCTGTACTCGCACGCTCCAAGTTACTCAGGTACCAGCGAACCCATCTGTACCCACATCAACCTCACCTCCTGTTCAATGGACTTCGGGTGGCACTGCAACTACTGGCAGTTATATTTTTTGGAATATTTACACTTACTACGTTGTTACTGGTGGTACTTTTGGTACTACACCGCCCCCTTATCCCGGGAATACTGGCGTTGCACAAAATACATACCCTCCATCTACACCGTTTACTAACGGGACTGTAACGTTACAGTACGCAGGAAATGTAGAGCAAATTCCTTACGCATCTTTGCCACAAGGAATTAATACCCTTGATGTTCTAAACGTCAACATTTATTGGGGTAATACTCGTTATCCCTTATTGTATAAACCTTGGACTCAATTTAATGCTGAGTTGCGTTATTGGCAAAACTACGTAGGTCAGCCTGTTTGTTTTAGCGTTTACGGTCAACAACAGATTTATCTGTCTCCTATTCCAGACCAGGTATATACATTAGAGGTAGATTCCGTCACTTTGCCAAATCCATTAGTAAATACCTCTGATGTTGACTTGGCTCTAAATGACCCATACACACGCCCTGTAGCTTATTACGCTTGCTACAAGGCTAAATTTAAAGAACAAAGTTTTGGTGAAGCCGAGATTTTCCAACAGCAGTACATCAAACAAGTACAAGCTGCTCAAGCTACCACCTACACTAGAAGGATGTCTAACCCTTATTTACCTGTGATGTAATATGGCAAGCCCAGAACAGGTAAAGAACTATGCGGTCTTAAAACGGTTTACTGGCGTAAACACGAAGGCTAACCGCACCGCAATCAAAGAAGATGAGTTTGCTTGGCTAGAAAACGCCCAGCCAGTCGGTGATGGTAATATGAAAATTACTGGTCAACGCAGAATTGTTGTTGATTCTTTAGGCAATAACGTGGCTTTTTCTGCCAATGTAACTTATTTAAACGCCGTCAATATTGGTTTAAAAGATTATTTAGTTGCCTTTAAAGATGATGGCAGCGCACAGTATTACAACATTACCGATGGTTTAAAAGGCAATATTGCTAATCCAGGCACCTTTACAAGCGGTGGAGTACAGGTTAGTCAGTGGAAAAACGAGCGTATGCTCATTATTGATAGCCAAAAAGGCTATTCCACATGGGATTCAAACAACGTAGTCAACGTTGGTTCGGTTGGAACAATCAGTTTAGTTAGTGGTGGCAGTGGTTATAACTCGGCGCCCACGGTGATTATTTCGGCGCCCAACGATGCCAATGGTGTGCAAGCTGAAGCTCAAGCTGCTATTACAGCTAACGCAGTCACTTCAATTACGTTGACAAATGCAGGTACAGGATATACAAGGGCGCCTACAGTTACTTTATCAGGTGGTGGTGGTTCGGGCGCCAATGCAATTGCCAGTTATGTCACTTTTGCTACAGGCGGTGTGTCATTATTTTTAAATAATGGTGGAACAGGATATTACGCAGCGCCTACCGTAACCATTACTGGAGATGGCTCTGGCGCATCTGCCACCGCAATTATTAGCGGAAACACTGTCAGTACTGTAGTGGTTACGAATCCGGGTACTGGATATACCTATGCCAACGTATCAGTATCAGGTGGCACCACAGGCAATACCGCTAACATCACGGCAACCGTCAATAATGTTCCAAACGTGGATGTTCAAACCTTCTCAGGCAGAGTGTGGATTGCCCAAGGGCGGACAGTATTTTATAGCGCTGCTGGCTCATATAGTGACTTTACGAGCGTATCTGCTGGTAATTTGACACTTACGGACAGTACTTTACATGGAATTATTACAAAACTGTTGTCTGCAAACAACTTTTTGTACATTTATGGCGATGACAGCATCAACGTGTTTTCGGATGTTTTAGTCAATTCTGCTGGCTCGACCATCTTTACCAACACCAATATTTCGGCTTCGGTAGGAAGCAAACTGCAAGAAGCCATTTTCCCGTACTTCCGTTCTGTTCTATTTATGAACAATTATGGTGTCTATGCTTTGGTCGGTTCAACAACAACCAAGCTGTCAGACCCGCTTGACGGAATTATTACAAACATTGATTTTACGCAACCTGTCTATGCTGGTCAGGTTCTGCTCAATAACATTTTATGTGCTGTATTTAATTTCAAATACACAGGTTCGCTTGGTAATACAAGTTCACCAAGATTTATTCAAGCTGTCTTTTTTGATAAGCGTTGGTTCTTTACCAGTCAGGGCAATACTTTAGCTTACTTAGCGTCTGCACCCGTTGGCGGTAAAGTCAATTTATATGGCGTAGACAATAATATTTTGTATCAACTGTATGCTGATAATAGCGCAAACGTATCTACTACGATACAAACTGCTTTGATGCCGATGGGCGACCCCATTCGGACTAAGCAAGCCTTGAAATTTGGCGTTGAAGCAACCCTGTCGCAAGGCGGTGTATTCAATATCACCGTTGATTCAGAGCAAGGCTCTAGCCCAACCTACACTTTGCAGAATTTTGCCCAGTGGACCAATAATTACCAAAATGTCATAGCTTGGACAAATAACAGTAATCAAGTAATATCTTGGATATACAATTTTGGTTATTACTTATATAAGTCAGATGCCCAACAATGGGGTAAATATTTAGGGTTAACCCTTACCTCTAATTCGGCAGCTTTTACAGTAAACACCTTTGAATTTGAACATGAATTAAGAGCGAGGTTCTAAATGCCAGTCCCATATACCTTTGGTAACGCCACATCATCTATTCCTTTATCGCAACTGGATAACAACTTTGCTACTCCAATTACGATTGGTAATACTGCGGTTCAGCTTGGCAATACCATCACCACCATTAATAATCTATCACTTGCCAATGTCACGATTAGCAGTGTTTCAACCCCTATTACACCAGCACAAGGTGGTACGGGATTAAGCTCCCCTGGCACCTCAGCAAACGTTCTAACATCAAACGGAACTGCATGGGTGAGTCAAGCTCCTGCTGCTGCTACTGGCAACGTCACCATTGGTAACGTTACAATCTCTTTAGGTGGCTCAGCGTCTAATATCGGTAATTTAGCCCTTGCAAACACGACTGTTACGGCTTACACCGAGACTCTGTATGCTCCTGCTGCTGGCTCATCTTTTAGCGTTAACTTGTCGAATGGAACCATTCAAGAATTTAGTTTAAATGCCAACGGAACCATCACATTACCAAGCTCTGTAGCTGGTAAATCATTTGTGATTATTGTGACTTATTCTGGTTCTTACACATTAACATGGGCTGGTGGCTCTACCCTTAAATGGGCAGGTGGCACCGCTCCTACCGCTACTTCAACATCCGGTAAGTACGACATCTTTACCTTCTTCCAAGACGGTACAAATACTTACGGTCAAGCATTTGGATTGAATTTTTAATGTTTAGTGCTGCTTCTAAAACCGCCCAAAGCAGTAGTGCTGGTCCTGCTGACCCATATTTCTATGATGTTTCATTGCTATTAAATGGCGATGGAACAAATGGCGCACAGAACAATACATTCTTAGATAGCTCTACCAATAACTTTACAATTACTCGTAACGGCAATACTACACAAGGCTCATTTAGTCCTTATGGTAATTTGTGGAGCAATAACTTTAATGGCTCTAGTTATTTAACTTGGAGTGGTTCTTCTGTAGGAGCAGGAGCATATACTTTTGAATGTTGGTTTAATTTAAGTGTTATGCCGTCTGTTGGCAATTTGCAATCTTTAATTGGCCCTGCTACTGCAATTACAAATGGTCTAGGCTTAAACATTCAAAACAGCACTACATTAGAAATTGACCAATATGGTGTTGTTGGGAATAACTTTACTGTTCCTACCATGACAACAGGCACTTGGTATCATGTGGCTTATGTCAGAAACGCAAGCGGAGTTGAAACTGTATTTTTAAATGGTGTTCGCTCAAGCACAGGCACAATAACAGATTCTGCTAGTTATGCAAACTCAACAGCAATAGGTTTTACAGGCGGTTCTGTAAGCAGATATTTTAACGGCTATATTTCTAATGCTCGTTTAGTAGTTGGCTCTAATGTTTATGACCCAACACAAACAACCATTACTGTTCCTACTGCGCCATTAACAGCCATAAGCGGAACTCAATTACTGTCTTGCCAAAGCAATCGTTTTATTGATAATAGTTCTAATAATTACACTTTATCAACATCAGGCTCACCATCTGTTCAACGCTTCTCACCATTTAACCCAACAGCACCATACTCTACAGCGACTATTGGTGGAAGTGCTTATACCGATTCAAGTAGCGATTTGTCTATTGCTTACAATTCTGCTCTTAACTTTGGTTCTAATGACTTTACGATTGAAGGCTGGTGGTATGCAGTTTCTCAGCCTAATGATGAAGCTCTTTGGGCGCAAAAAGGTGGAAGTCAATACTTTATTCTTCAGCCAAGCGTAAGCGGAAATCATAAACTTGCACTCTATATTGACCCATTAGGTGCTGCTCCTGCCATTCAAGGAACTACAACTTTAATAACTGGCACTTGGTATCATGTGGCTTTAGTAAGACAATCTAGCGTATTTACACTATATTTAAATGGCGTTCAAGAAGGCGGTACTTATACAAATAGTGGTAATCCTACACCTTCTAGCGGAACAACTTACATTAATGGTCAAAACTATCCAGTAGGCGCTGGATGGAATGGTTATTGTTCAGGATTTAGAATTGTCAATGGAAGTGCGGTTTATACATCAACATTTACGCCTCCAACTGCACCACCAACCGCAATTACAAATACCGCTTTGCTTTCCAATATGACCAACGCTGGCATCCCTGACCTTGCTATGCAAAATGACCTACAAACAGTAGGCTCTGCACAAGTAAGCACAAGTACAGTTAAATATGGCACAGGTTCGCTTTATTTTGATGGTTCTACAGGATATTTAACTGCACCAAATAAACCTGTTTATCAGTTAGGTTCTGGTGACTTTACAATTGAATGTTGGATAAACTTTAATTCATTATCAACAAACCGAGGCATTTTATACTTTGCAACGGCTTATGATTCTGCGTTTTCATACGGATTGCAATGGGCATCAAATAATTTGTATTTTTGGTATTCAACATCTGGTGGAGCAGCATCTTATTTAAGCGCCCCTTGGACTCCTAGCACAGGAACATGGTATCACCTTGCCGTTACAAGAAACGGAAGCAATTTAAAGTTTTTTATCAACGGCACACAAATTGGAACAACGCAAAGTCTTTCTGGAATTACACTTTATGCTACTTCTGCCAATTTAATAGTTGGTGGAGAACTTGGAGGTTCAGGTGGAAGTTTGCCTGGCAAAATGAGTGGATATATTGATGACCTACGCATTACCGATGGATATGCTCGTTATGTAAGCAACTTCACGCCACCAACAGCAGCGCTACCCTCTTTTTAAGGAATAATTATGTTAATCGCAATCGTTAATGGACAAACAGTAGAACAAATTGGTGATTACCAGTCTTTGTTTCCAAATACATCTTTTCCCAGTAGTGGGCCTAATGCTGACTTTTACACTCAGTATTCTTGCTTGCCTGTATCAAATTTTGTTATTTATAACCAAGAAACACAAGAATTACAGCCTACAGAACCTTATATTCAAAATAATGTGGTTTATACAGTAAAAGCGGTTGCCAAAACTATAGAATCTACTACAACGGCTTCCGCTACCACAATAATTGGAACAAGTAATTCAACAATAGCTTCTACTGGCACATTTACTGTTAATGTATGAACTACGAATTAAAAATTACTAACCTTATCCATGATGGCAAGGCTATTGTGGCTACAGACTATCTAATGATAGGGTCTGATGGCGAAAATACTGTAGAAACTCAAGGAAGGCTTTATTTCAGCCAACCCCACGATGAAATTGCATTTGAGGAAACAGAAGAACGTCTTATTCTCAGATGGTTAGAAGAAGATATGCAAGAATCGTTAAATGCAATAAAATTGAATCTAGAAAATCAGTTGCAAGCCCTAAAAAGCACAAAAAGTGGTTTGCCCTGGGTAAAACCAACATTTAAACCAAACATAGGAATCTAAAATGGCATCCACAATCAACGCTTCTTCAGCGGGAATCGTAGAAACAGCAGACACAAGCGGTGTTTTGCAATTACAAACTAATGGCGTTCAAGCCCTTAATATTGACGCATCACAAAATGTGACTATTCCCAAGAATGTCACTATCACTTCTGGTGGTTTGACCCTTAACTCTACGATTGATTGGAATGGCTACACAATTCCAGCACCTACAGGCACTACAACTACCTTTTTAAGCAATGCTGGAACATGGATTACCCCAGCAGGTAGCGGTACAGGCGGTAGCTCAATTCTTGCATCAAATAACACTTTTACAGGCACAAATACATTTAATGCTGCGGTTACTGTAAATGCCAATCTCACATCCACAAGCGGTTATTTAATTGATACTGCTGGCGGTGGTTATGCTGCATTGCAATCAAATTCAGTAACTGTTGGAAATGCAACAACTGGAATGTATTACAACGGAAGCAATGCGCTTGGATTCCAAGTTAATAACACCTCTGTTTTTGGTTTTGGTCAATCTGGTACTTTTGTATGGAATAGCTACCAAATTCCCGCACCTTCAGGATCAACCAGCAGCTTCTTAAGAAATGATGGAACTTGGGCAAGTCCAAGCTCATCGCTTTTAAGCAGCAATAATACATTTACAGGCACAAATACCTTTAATAGCACTTATACCTATGTTGGTGGATCAAGCTCATCTACTAGCATGATTTTAGAAAACAATTCTATTAACTGGTATAGCTCTGTAACTGGCAATCAATATAACTCAATTTATTATTCTGCAAGCTCTACATCTTTAGGCTCTCAGCAATATGTATTTAATTTTACTAATGCAGGGTCTGCAATAAGTGCCTTTGTTTTTGCAGGAGATGGTGGCGCTTATAAAAGAGGTGGTGGCACATG